TTATTCGTACTCTTGAAACTCGACTTCGATAAAAGTCAGTTTGTCGCCCTCCATCTCCGCAATGATATAGGTTTGATAATCATCGGTGGTATAGGTAATCTGCAAGTACTTTTCGTGCAGCAAACAGATGTCAGCGTTTTCTGAAATTTCGATGGGGCAAACCTCGTAGCCGTTGTCTGCACACTGCTTTTGCAGATTGCGCTTTGCTTGATCCAGGCAAGCTATAAAATTCCGTAGTTTCATTGTTTATTATTCTTTTAAATGCCATTTGCCGTCTTGAAAGAGGTAGAGATAATCGGTTCCGGACTTGTTATTTAAATAGTGGCCGAAGTTGCGGTAGATTTCGGGCTTGATGTCCTCCCAATCCTCACCTTGGCGGTCTTTGTAGTACACGCAGGCCTCAATAGTCGTATCAATTGACCGCAGGTTTCCGCCATCGATAAGTCGGCTTGCCAATTCTGGTGTATTAAAATGCTCGACAAGCAATTCTCCTGCATGGTCGGGATAACCATCTGCATTCAGGATGATGGATTTGATTGTGCCGTCCGGGTTGGTAAATCCGATAATTGCCGTTGTCATAATCGTGTTTATTCTTATTTAGCGTATTCGTAACCTGCCTTAATCAACCGAGAGGCATCTGCCGGACAAGCCACCCAGAATTTGCAATCGTCACCGAGAATCACGAAGTGCAGTTTTCTCATACCGTTGGCCCATTCGAAGGCTGATGTGTGGTTGCTTAAAATATCGGGGCGGTGGCGTAGGCCGTAGACCTCTTTTATCTGCTTTGATTTTGCTTGCCAGTCGTAACTATTAGTATTATTCATAACGTACTATATTTTAGTTATTTATTATACTGCTAAGTACGCGCTTTTATTTGGAACACGCCAGTTAATTCGCATCTTTATCTTCGCTATCGCTCGATTTCCTCCTTGTAGTTCGGCATAGTCAAGCAAGCTTGCCTCTACTCTCACTTACTGCGTCGGTTCTGCGCTCTAAATCAACTATTTATCTCGACTTCTCGAATTGCTCGCAGAATCTCATAAGCCACCTGCGGAACGATGGCATTACCACACGCTTTTACCGCTTCGGTTCGCCACTTTTTGTGTGATAAGGGCAGTCCAGCCAGTTGGCGGGGAATCCCATCATCTCCAGGGTAAATCGGGGGTTGAGTTGGGAAGAGTGACCAATCAACGATTCGTCTTTCTGCTGTGCCACTCCGTGAACATAGTCCTGCAACGCACAACTGAACTGCCGATTCGGATCTGTCCGTGTCGAACCTCCGTTGCGGTCGCTCGCCACAGGTGTCGGTAGCAGTCCGCTCTTGGCAAGGTCGTTCAACGTCAGGCTGTATTCCGTTCCGCTCGGACGAATCTTGCGGTTGCCCGTTACGATCTCCCCGCCACGAGTCGCATCGGTCGCAGTTGGTGTGGGTAGCAGATCCCACAACTTCACCAACCTTGCCAACCCCACACTCCCGTCCTGACCGTTGCGGTTCACCTTGCGTGGCATTCCTGTTGAGGTGATTCGGAAGGTATCCTCTTTCCCGATCACCGCCCCCATCGTGGCATCCGAGGAGACTGGCGTCGGAAGCAGCTCCCGTTTCATCAAGTCGTGCAACGAACCACACTCGGTCTCGTTTGTGGGGCGCACCGATGCTGCAAGCCGGAATAACAAGCGGTTGGACGGAATATCCCGCTTGCTCAAGATCCTCACAGATTCGGTCGATGACGAATCGCTGTTCTTCGGTTTCGACGACTCGGTGATCTTCACTGAGCAAATTGGTTTCGTCTTCCACTTTAACGACCGTACCGGGGAGTACCATCGAGGCGATTCCAATAACATTCTCACCAATAATCCAAGTCGGTCTGACCTGTCGAATGATGTCAAGCATTGCTGGCCAGAGGTAGCGGTCGTCTGCCGCTCCCTTTCGCTTGCCAGCCAGGGAGAAGGGCTGACAGGGAAACCCTCCGGTGAGTACGGTAATCCTATCTCGGTATTTTGAAAAGTCGGTTGTTGTGATATCTGCATAGCTGTCTGAGTTAGGGAATTGATGTTCGAGTGCTTGACGGCAAAAGTCGTTGTTATCAGCGTGGAAGATATTTTGAAACCCTGCCCACTCTGCCGCCAAGTCGAAACCTCCGATGCCACTAAACAACGATCCATGGGTTAATAGTTTATTCTGATTCATACGATGTGCTGTTTTATTCATCGGGAAGGGAGAGTCCATTAATTGATAACACCTCCCGTAGTCCGACACGGTATGGGATGCCGTTGTTGGTGTAGCTCATAAACCGATGATACATTTTCGGATAGAGTTCATAAATCAGCTTCAAGCGGTTGTCGTTCTTGAATTGACAGCCATAGCCGCAGAACATACAGCCTGTGCGCTGTGCACCCTTGTGGTAAATATCGGCGATGGGAAGTTTTCGATCTTTGATGTAGTCCCAAATATCCTGTTCGTTCCATATTGAGAGTGGATTGCTTACCGGACGCTTGCCGGAGAGAATATTACAACCGCCTGCTTTTACATAGAGCGTTTTCCGCATACTGCTCTCCGATGCCATGATTCCCAAGATGGGGCTGACTTTGTGTTCTCTTTCGTAAATCAGAAACGGTCGCTTTTTGAGGATGGAGCAACAGGAGGAGGATATCTCGTATGGAGCATCTTTCAGATGGAGATACTTTCGTGCGATCAAACCACGATAATTTGTTTCGATTTCTCGCAACGCCCTGCGTGATTTTACGGATTGAGGATTGACCTTCAGATAATGCAGTGTTTCGCTGCTCTCTTTGCTAATAAGTGGAAAACCATACTGCTCAATAACTTCGTGCGGTTTGAGTTTTGGGTAGATAATCTCTAAATTCTCAGTAGAGCGAACAAATCTTACGATATCGGGATATTCGTTTCCCGTATTGCAGAAAACGGCTTTGATATTGGGTTTGATGATTCGGGCCAGTTGTAGCAGAACGGTACTGTCCTTGCCACCACTGAACCCAATGTAGCATTGCCCGTTGGTGTGAGAGATGAACTGGTCGAGAGCGCCAAGCGAATGATCGATCTTCTGTGTCAAATTCCACTGTTGCCGGATATGTAATTCCGTCCGTGTCATTTTAGTTCGTAATTACAAGTGATCCACTCTTCTTGTCTCCTGCGTGAGGTTTTACTTGCCGAGATGGTTCGTTCAATCTTGTGGATTTTCCATTTGTGGTGGTTTGCAAACTCTCGGATTTTATCGTGCGGAAACATCGTCAGCATAAATTTGCCTTTGATTTGGGCGAGGGTTTCCAAGAGTTCAGAGAAATTCTCCTCATTGAATGAGCCTGCATAGTGACCGCAATCGCTACCGACATAGGGAGGATCGACAAAATGGAATGCTGTTTCGCAATCATAGCGGGTAATGACTCGGATGCCATCTCCATTTTCAATGGTTACTTTCTTGAGCCGGTTGCACAGCATTTCGGTGAAGCTGTCCTTGGCGTTAAAGAGTTTTAGGGCCGTTGTTCCGCTGCGGTCGTAACCAAATGTGCCATCCAACATCGAGGCAAACCCCATCTTACTACATACCCATACCGACCAAGCTCGTTCTATCTCGGTAAAGAACTCAGGGTAAGCATTAATGTGTCGAGCGTGAGCGTGTGAGTCACGGCTGTGGAGCGTTCCGTCAAGTTGTGCCTTGAGTTCCGGATAGCGAGTTTGGGCGATACGATAGAAGTTGATTAGCTCCCGATTCATATCGTTGATTACCTCACATTCGACTGGCTCTTTGGCAAAGAACACAGCACAGCCTCCACAAAATGCCTCTGTAAAAAGCGTATGCTTGGGAATTAACGGCAGGATATGTTTGAGGAGCGGTAGCTTACCTCCGTAATAGGATATCGGTGTTTTAAGTAAGGATTTTACCATAATTTGATGACTATTAATATGATTAGAATAACGATCAGAGCGATGGCCGCCCACTTCATCCACGACACAACTGCCGGAGGTTTTTCGGCAATTTGTTCGACAACATCCGTTTTGACTTGCGCCTGAATGTTCTGATGAACAGTGCTATCGGTTACGGTCGACTTATCGGATTGGGTGTTTATTTCGGTACGGACGATGCGTTTGATGGGAGCTACAACTTTGGGATTTACTGAATCACTCTGAACCTTGGGGCTTGGAATGTTAATAGTAGGTAGCTCTTGCGGAGGATAGAACTCCACGACCGTTTGAGACAACGAGCCGATCTGTTTTTCAACCTCGTTTCTGACTAATTCCGTGACCGTTTTGTCAATCACCACGCTGTCCTTCTTTTCGCTCCGCTGAATTCGTTTCAGCGGCGAACAAGCAGACAACAACACTATAAAAAGTAATATCCATCTCATTTCCGATTGAGTATTTTATTTATTCGTTCCTTGCGCTCATCCATTGTGAGCGGTTTGTCTAAAAGGGTCTCTGCCCCCTCCCAAGGCAGAGGAAACATCTGAGTCATTGGTTGTCGATCCTTTTTGTCAAGTTGAATGCAAGTGGCAACCCATACTGACCATCGTTCCCGTTCCCACGCCTGCTTGGTGCGATTCTGCTCCAGTTCACTCCAGCCGATCCATGCGTAGATAAATTCGGCAGGAGTCAGTGCATTAAAATCATCGGGCCGCAAACCCATTTGTCCGACAGCAACGGCAAACCACTTTTCGTAGGTTACTCGCTCTGGCTCTCCTCCATCGCTGTCGGCTGTGCGTTTCCCAATGCACCGAGTTTATCGGTCAGCGGAATCACCGCCTCCATAAAGATTTCCGATACTTCGAGGATCAGTTTCGGGTTCTCATCAAAGAGATCCCATACCTCATCTTCAGTATACCGCACTTCGGATTTCGACTTTCTCGCTCCCTCGTTCAGTCCCGAAACGGTTAGTGCTACGATGGAGTCCAGACTACCCAGCGAATCGGTGGTAGTTACCGTATCGTGGAAATCTCCATTTTGAAGTTTGGTGAACTCATTGATCGCCTTGAGTCCGAAATGGATCGGCAGGGCTTTGCCGTTTACGATAATCTCTTTCATGCTTGAGGAGTTTTAGGGGTTGGGCTTAGGTTGCCGCTTCCGGTAAGCGAGTAGCTGTAAGTAGCATTGTCGCCAGCAGGTGCGCCAAGCGAGAATGAGGTGATAAATGCCTTGCCCGAATAGGTTTTGGTCAGTCCTGCCATCGGCGATTTGATCACCACATCAACAATCTTCTTACTCAGTACGATACCGAGAATATCCTCGGAGGTATGAGCGTTCTCCACCGAATCGTCAATTACCACCAATCCGTCACCATCCACCGACCAAGATATGTCGCCCGGAGATTTCTCTTTGCCATTGGTATCTTTGGTTCGCAGTTCTTTGAGTTCCAAGTCCACTTTCAATGTATGCGTGGTGGCGTGGAGCGTGGCTTTCTCATCCACCAAGAGGATAATATCCTCGCCTTGTATTACTTTCTTTTCCATTTTTATATGATTCTGAATGTGAGTATATAGCCGTGAATATTATAATCCGGGTAAAAACCATACTCCGAAGCCTTATAGTAGCACCGTTTGTCGGCAATCGTTTCTCCCTCCAGGGCATGAATCACCTGATGCTTCAACTTCTCCACCTCCGACATCTTGGAGTGGTAGACCGACAAATCAAACAGCGTGTTGTATCCGGCAATGCCGTGAATCGTTCGCACAGGAGTCTCCTCCGGTGTTGAATATGCCGCATAAGGCACTGGCGTTTCTGCATCGATTGCTCCGGCTTGTATCTTATCTCGGAGTTCGGGGATTGCCGCCTCCAGTTTAGCAATCAGCTCTTTTTTGAAATCGGTCATCATTTGACTGGTTTAAAATTCTTTGTTACAAACTTTTCTACTGCCGAGGCGAGTTCATCTCCGAAGATGGTTACCGTCCGTTCGTTGCTCTCACGATAGGCCTGCTCCAAGAATGGATTGGCTCTTATACCCTTGACACTTTTGACAAATACCTTTTCGCCTTGCTGATTCACAAAGACGAGCATCTTACCCTTTCGGGATTTGCGGACATCGGACGTACCCTCGTGGATAAACTTACCGTAGTATTGATTGATTGCACCCTTTTTCTTGGTGCGCTCAAATACAGGCTTTACTGCTACTGACACCTCCGATTTGGATGCTTTGCGATCTTTGAACCGTACCACCCGAAGCATCTTTTTGAGTTTGCCACTTTTGATCGGCACTTTCCCCTCTGCTGATTGCAGCATTGGTTTGGCAGAACCTTTCAATGCAGTAAGGAGCATTCGCTTCTGCATATTATTCGGTAGTTCGTCCAATATCGCTTTGGCCTCTTTGTATCCCTCAACTTTGATTTTCAGCATCGGACTTGATGGTTTTAAGGTGTAGATACTTTCTGCGACCCTCCTCGTGGACAGAGGTGATTTTCATATCCCGACCATCGAGTCGGACAAACATTCCCGATTTGATTTTGTCGGAGTATCGAATCGTGAAAACCACCTCATTTTCGTGGACAATGCGACTGGCATAGAGATTCTCACGACCGCCACTCTCGGTTTTCTGGGCGTAGAACGTGCCTATCGGTACAAGTTCCATCGTCCGTTCGTTGTAGTCATCTCGTTCTTGGCTGTAAGCCATTATTTCAATTCGGGTGTCAAACATCGCCGTAAGGTGTTACCCGCCAGGGGAGCAAGAGCTTTTCTACGGTGAGCGAGAGTTCTGAAACAGAACGGCCCACAATATTGTCCGACTCATTATCGTAGAGCGTTCCGAGAATCAGCAGTACCGCAGCCTTGATAGCAGGCGGAATGGTTTCGGCAGTGTATTCAGCTCGAATATCCCGATTGGTCATATCCTCGGCAATGCCAAACGCCATCTCCAACTTTTCGGCTATCAGTTCATCATCGCGCAAGGAGTCCCCCACACGAAGATGAGCCTTCGCCAACTCCAAAGAGATAGGTAACTCTGCCATTATGCATTAGCATGAACCAACTTCTTGACAGGGTGCGTTCCGGCATCCAACAGAATACCGTCCACACGAGCAAATCCGAACAATCCGATAGAGAGATACTCTGCCAAGAGTTCGTTTAGGCGAATCACACGGAAATTCTTCACCATACGGATTTTGTACTTGGAGAAGTCGCCGAACAACATCGAAGCATTGCCTGCACCGATATTAGCCACATCGTCATTGAGAATGTAGCTCTTGCCAAAGAGTGTCGGAGGCGTACCGTCTTTCGCTCCCTCTTGCCAGATGTAGCGTCCTGTGGTATCTTTGATTTTCACGAGCGACCACAGCGTTTCTCGGTTGAACATAAATCGTCCGTTACGGGCGTATGCCGAGTCTACCGACTTGAGCAGGTCGATAATATCGTCCAACTTAATGGCTGCAGCCACGGGAGCAGCATCTGATGCGGTTGCCCAATTGACAATACCTTTCGGCTTGCCTGTTCCGTTTCCAACGGTCAAGTCCTCGTTGATACCACGCCCAAAACTCTCGGCAAGCAGTCCGCTGAGTAGCGACTCCAAGTCGAAGTTGCTATCCTGTAAAAGTTCCTGCGACACAGGGACAATCGGAGTGCGGTAGGTATAAGCTTTAAGCGTTTCCGAACCGAAGCTTGGTGCTTTCTTGGTCGATTGGTTGTACTCGGCAACCACCGTAGCTTTGGAAGTCGTGTCGTTGATGGTAGGCATAATCAGATCGCCTCCGGTCGAGGTGGTTAGAATTGTTCCGGCTTCAAACATACCGCCATACGCCTTAAGAGCGATTTCGATGTTGTCGGCAAGCGTCTTGGGAACGATTACACCGCCCGACAATCCGGTGATACCTGCACGCTTTTCGAAGATGGAGCGGCTTTCGGGAGTGATTTCGTTGCCGCCACGCATCAGGTACTCCATAAAGGCGGTGCGGTACTCCTCGTCAGAGGGTTGGTTGGGAGTCTCTTTGCCTTGTGGTTTGTGGCGACTCTCGTAGATCTGTTCCGCTTGGCGACGCTCCACCTCCTGGAATCGCTCCTCCTGCTCGACCAATTTGTCTGCCTTTTCGTAGTCGGACAGCAGTGTGTCCCATCGGGTCTGCTCCTCGGCGGTCATCTCGCGCCCATCGGCACTCTTGCGGAGTTCATCAATGGCGGTGTAGACGGTTGCTCGTTTCTCTCGGAGTTCTTTTAGTTTGCTCATTTTCTAATCGGATTTTTGATTGTTTTGTGGCAAACTTACCCTGATGCGACTATGCTTTACTGAAACTTTGTCTCGAAAAGGTATGTCGTATTAAAAAATAGCTATAAAACCCAAATAAGTATTCGAAATATTTGCTACCTTTGTAAGTTGCTTATATATGAAGCGTTTGCATATAATGCAAAAAGATAATTTGATTAATGAAAAAAAAGATATTAGACACATTTGCTGGAGCTGGAGGTTTTAGCTTGGGATTTCATATGACAGGGCTGTATGAGATTATCGGGGCAATTGAGATAGATAAATGGGCCGCAGAAACATATAAGTTTAACAACCCAAATGTTAACGTAATAGTTAAAGACATATGTCTGATGACTGATGACGAAATTGTTAATTGCTTTGGAAGCAATAAACCCGATATAATACTTGGAGGTCCACCTTGCCAAGGGTTTTCTATCGCCAATAGGAATGCAGGAGATGATAAGGATCCGAGGAATAGTTTGTTTGAAGAGTTCATTCGGATTGGCAAACTCTTGAATCCTGAAGTTATGATTATGGAGAATGTCCCTAATCTAATTAAAGCAAAAACATCCAATAAGGAATTGGTTATAAATATAATACAAAAAGAACTGGAGGACTTAGGGTATTTTGTCAAATGGGATATATTAACTGCAACTGATTATGGTGTACCTCAAATAAGGAAACGCTTGATTGTGATCGCGTCGAAAAAAAAACTTGGAAATTGGTTTCCGAAACCTACTCATAAGGTAATATGCACTGAAGAGTTAGCTATGGAAGACAATCTCTTGCCATGCCCGACATTATGGGATGCAATCTCAGATCTACCTGATATCGAAGCGAGAGAAGGGGACTTTGAAATGGATTATACAAAAAATGCCCAAAATGAATTTCAACAAACATTGAGATTAGGTTCAACCAAGGTTTATAACCACACCTCAATGCAACATTCTAAGCGAATGATTGAGAGATTTGAATCTATGTCGTGGGGTGATTCTTCTTCAGATGTTCCAGAACATCTAAGACCATTAAAACGCAATGGGAATGGGGAGAAATCAGAAACCACATATGATCAAAATAATAGGCGTATGTATCCTTTCAAGCCATGCCATACCATAGCAGCATCATTTTACGCTAATTTTGTACATCCATACAAAAATAGAAATTTCACTCCACGAGAAGGAGCCAGAATACAGACATTTCCAGATACATATGTATTCAAAGGGAAGCCTACTGTTGTAAGTCAAAAATTACTTCAAAGGGAGGAGAGAGTTGACGAAAAACATCTGGGGCAATATAACCAGATAGGTAATGCAGTTCCTCCATTCTTAGCAAAAGCGATAGCTGACAATTTACATAATGAACTTAATAAATAAAAGATATGCTTGTACACGGAGATAATTTACTTCAAAAAGAAAATCACACAACCAAATATCAAGATCAACTATCGAAAACATATTTGGCTGAAATTAGAGAAAAATACAATCAATGGAAAAGTGATAATGAGGCTTTAAAGGGCCCCTTCATTGCCATAAGTGATAACGATGGTAATATATTGAATGAACGTGTTCGATTATTCAATGAGTACAAGAATTTTATTGATGAACAGAAATATGCTGAAAAGTTTGATTCTCGTTCGAACCTTCATTCGAGTGTCTTGGAGGAGTTTATATATTATTTATTTCGAGACTTGGTAACCGAGTTCTCTCAAACAGCATTATTAGGGAAAGCCCATGCTTTTAAGGATATATTCTTTCAAGCACCGAATTTCAAAGAAATGGTGCAAAATCCCTGTGTTAAAATAGAAATTAAGGATCACGATTTTGTCATTGGGGTTAACGTGGAAACAACTTTAAAATGTTCTGGTAGTCCCTCAGAACAGAAAGAAATACTTCAGATTCCTGCCGTTGCGATAGAATGTAAGACCTATTTGGACAAGACAATGCTTGAAGGTTCATCCACTGCTGCTGCACAGCTACTAACGATGAATCCTAATGCTATCTACATTGTAGTTGCTGAGTGGTTAAAATTAACGGATAAAGTGAACTTAAAGAAATACAAAGTAGATCAAATTTATGTTTTAAGAAAACAAAAAAATACAGACAGGGAATTTAGATATCTGCCAGATTATGTAAAAAATCCAATTTACGAAGATGTTGTCACCCACCTTTACAACACTGTTAGAAACCACTTATTAACAGATTGGCAAGGTGGTGTTGAAAATGGAATAGAACATGGGATTCTTATCTAAATTATCTTTCTATGCAGAAGTTGCACCAACCGTTCCCTTGACTGACTTTCAGTAGCGGAACGGTTGGTTTCTTTTTGCTCCGGTAGACCGATTTGCAGAAACTCGGTTTTGCGTTGTTCCAGATGACGGACAGAAGCTTCGGTATCTTTGTAAGCAGGAAAGACCACAAGAGCAACATCGATCAGTCTGGAGAATTTGAGGATGGTGCGCTCATCGTATTCGAGTCCGTTTTTCTCATCGGCATAGAGCCACTCGTCTGCCTGAACGATAAATTTGAATGAACATTTGTTGATGTCGCCTCTGTGGATGAGTTCCAACATATCGTTGCCACGAGTCGTATTCGGAGCTTCGAAAGAGAACTTGAGACCAATATCGTCAACGGATAGGTTCAGAGTGCCACTGATCGTCCGGGCCAAAATATCATCCACATTGTGATTGAAGCACATAATCACATCCGAGAGGTCACACTCCTCAAAAGCCAACCGAGCGATTTTCTCCCGAAACCAACCCATAATCGGTTCACTCAATGATTCGAACTTGGCAGCATAGCCTGCAATGGTACGACTGGCCGTGCCAATTTCTCGTTGTTCAATATGTAAATCGGAAATGAGGCATCTAATCTCGATTTCCTGCGGTTGAATTCTTTGGTTCTCCATTTATTGCGTTTTTAACGGTTTGCATATTCATTTGCACGAAATACTCATCACCACCCTCGTAGGCATTCATATCTTCGAGTGAGCGGATCTCGTTAGCGTTCATCGCACCAACGAAATTCATATTTTTATAATACTCGGAGCGAGTTTTGGCATCGCCACGAAGGAGTCCGTTGAGTCCGAATAAGAAGTAATACTCATCGAATTCATCGTAACGGAGCAATTTGCGATTAAACTCCTCTTCAAGTCGGACAAGGTATGGCATCAGGCAGTAAGTGACGAACTCCATTCCTTGGTGCTCAATATTGTTATTGGTGGCACGTTCCAAGTCAGCTATCATGTGGGGCGGAATACCGTAAATGGTGGCAATCTCTGTCTTTTGGAACTTACGAGTGGCGATAAACTGAGCATCTTCGGGAGGGATTGAAATGCGTTCGTAGGTCATACCACCTTCTAATAGCAACGGAATATGAGCATTATGCAGTCCGACAGATTGCGCCACTAAATCTTTCTTTAGTCGTTGATATGCTTCGGGCTTAAGGGTAGATGGGTATTTGAACACCCCAGACATATTGCCACCTTGGTTAAAGAACCGTTCGCCATACTCCTGTGCCGCCATTGTCAGGGACAAATTGTCCCGATGAACTGCAATCGGACTTTTGCCCTTGATACCGTTGGTAGACAGACCTCGCAGATGGATTAATTCATCATTGGGGAGCAGTTCTCCATTATCCAATCGGTAAAATAACTCCTCATTAGCATTGAGGATCGGTTCTACTTTTGCCGGATGAATCAGTTGAAGTCGTGTCGGGCGAAAATCTTTGCCTCGGTGTATTCGGGCATACCCATTACCCCACAATGCACACGAAATCATCAAGTGGTGCATTAGATCGAACCGATTGGAGAAAGAGTTAGGGAGTTGGAGTAGCTTATGGCAAGCGTGAGTGTATTGTCGTTCCCGACCTTTGTCGGTACGCTTATAGAGGTGGATAGGCATTGTACCAACGGTATCCGAAAGTATACGAACACATGCCCATACAGCCGAGAGGTTCAATGCTCCCTCCTCGGTGATATAAGGCTTGCGAGTCGCATCAGCAACTGTATCTGCTGTGAGAGCCTTGTTTACGGCATTCTCAAATTCAGCAGACACGATTCGTTCTTCGCTACGAAATATATTAAAAGGAAACCACCTCATCAGTTACTCATTTTCGAGCAAACTTAATGAGGTGGCATTATGCTTTGTGGAAACTTTGTCTCAAAAAGAGAGATGTATGCTAAAATAGTTCTTTAGGCTTAGATTTTAAATATTCATTAATCCTCGTTTCTTTTAAAAATGGAGCTGCTTTTATCTTCTCATAAAGTTTCAGCAAGCGCGAATTAGCTCTTCTTATTATCGTATCATAATCTAAAGGTCGAATAACAACATTCCCATTATCTTCAGTGCGTTCTCCGATATAGTCTTCAACTTCAGTTCCAAGAACGTAGCACATAACTTTAGTAAATGACTTGATTAGTCCTTTTTGCTTAAGTTCTTTAACATACTTCCATGCTTGATCTCGCTGCTCATCTCCTATAGGAAGTTTAGGCTTTTTCAACTCTACAATAGTCAAACGATCTATTCCAATTTCTCCTCCGTTATCATCATATCGATCATACCCGTAAAAGCCTACCGTACCATCGGTTAACACCGCAAAATCCGGTCTGTTTTTTGATCCAGCAACGCTTTTAGCTCCAAATAATTCTTGAATAACAGTTGTCATCCCTTGATTTGAGGTATATTCTATTGTTTCATATTCAGGCCCAAAGATCCAAAGCCCCCTATGAAATAGAGGTTGCAGATCATGTACCTCATCCGTTTTTTCAGTTAGAATCCTTTGCTGCAGTTTTTCAAGAAGTGTCATTCGGTATTCTACCTCATCCAAAACTATTTTTGCAATATCGATATCCCATTTACTCATTATGTTCGTCAAATCGTCCAATTCTTAAGTAGATGCTTCGGACAAGTATTTTAGCAAGGAATATTTCGATTGACTTTGCTCTAAATTGACTAAAATATTTCCTAATTTATCAAGATCTTTTTCAGAAATAGATGGACACTCTTCTTGAACTGTTTGAATGAATGTTTCCCATTTCTCTCGACTAACATAGCTAATTTTATTTAAGATCCGTTGATTACTGCTTTCTATTTCTTTAAACGTTTTTTGCCTATTATTTTTGGATAATCCTATGATATATGATTTTATAGATTTAATTACTTCATCCTCTGCTTTGATATACTTTTTATCATAGGGAAGAAAAGATGTCCAGTCCGCAGTTATCGACTCAGACAAGCAATCTGCCTGAATTATAAAAACATATCTTTTGGCATACTCACGCCTCCCATCAATAAAATCCGATAAGCCAGGATACTTCCATGTACACTCCCCAACCATACGATTATTAACGTTCCACGCAATTCCGTGTAATTGGGTAGTTTTATCAGTGTCCTGCGTATCAATTACCTTAACCAAAATAGTTCCCAAATTTTCTATATCAACATTTATAGTATCAATACAAGAGTCAGGGACATCACTAAATGTTACTATTTCGTTATTTATATATACTTTAAAATTAGGGTCAACAAGGAATCGCATACCTATTTCTTGCCTAATTTCTAAATTTCCAATATTTGGTTTGATAACTTTTTCAACAAAAATTTCTGTACCATGTCCATCTTTCGTTGCTTCTTTAACTTTTGTAAATGACGGAAGATTGCTTTTTATGTCAATTTTGGATTGATAGGTAATTTCTTTGTTATTACACCACGTTTTAATGAAATATGGTTCTCCAAATGCAAGAGCTCCGAATCGACCTTTCCCATTTCGCCCAAAAGCAGGTCTGTTGGATTTTATATATTGTTGATTGTCTGAAGGAATTATTGCAAACTTACCAAGTTCTTTAGATCTATTATATGCAAATTTTGCATATCGAGTCATGAATTGACTTTCAGTCATTCCATGTCCATTATCGATGATATAAAAATTATCACCGTCTTTCATAGGCCATTGAATTCTTACTTCCGTTGCTCCCGCATCCCACGCATTAGCAATAAGTTCCATTATGGCTACCTTGTAATCTTTGATGATATTAGTCCCAATATATGATTCTAAAAATCGATCATCAAAAAGAGTTTCTACTTGAGTTTGCTTTTTTTTCGCCATCATTTGAACGAATATATATACTTTGCAAAGGTAGGCATAAATAATTGATAGAGCCATAATTAATTTACTTTTTTATTTCTTGAGGTTAGTGCATAATACCCTCCTAAACGAATCAAACTCCGAGTACCTACGTTTGCCAGTGATGGCGATGTGGAAATCTTCGAGGCGTTCGTAGGCTTCGAGTTGGGTGTCATACAAGTCTCGCATACGGAGGTAGTAGTCGGCAAAACCCTCGGCGGAGGTGATTTTGCGGATTGCAGGATGCAGTGGCGGGATGGTTGATAATTCCGATTCGATCTTTGCTCGTTCCGACAACTGGCGGTCGGAGAACTTTTTTCTATGCTTTGTCATACGCTGAATTTTAAAGTGTTAATAATCCTCGGTCGTTGTAAGGGTTGGAATCATCGTTCGCTTGGTCGGTCATCCATTCACCGAGAGCCATAATGGAAGCCACGATGCCGTCTATTTTTTGAGTCGATTTCTCTTTGTCGGGTTTAATATTGCCTGCCGGATCGGTCTTAACAAGCGTAGACGATAGCATCCATCGCAAAACCGGATTCCCGAAATGCTCGACCTGCTCCGATAGCACCAATGCCTCGAACTGTTTTGTTGGGGCCGACATAGAGCCATAGCCCTGTCCGAATGGGTTGAAGGTCAATCCTTCGTTGGAGAGATCGATGATCGTTTGCGATGAGTTCCAACGGTCGTAGGCAGTTGACTTCAGATTGTAGTCGGCTGCGATTTTCAAGATACTGGCTTTGACAAAATCGTAGTCGGTGATGTTACCAGGCGTGACCTTGACGAAACCTTGGCGCACCCAATGGTCGTAATTAATATTCTCCTTGCGAATCTTTTCGAGCATCTTCTCTTCGGGAATCCAGAAGAACGGCAGGAGTTGAAAGCGGTTGTTCTCGTTGAATAGCAATACAAAGGCGGTGATGTCGGATACATTCGAGAGGTCGAGTCCTCCCCAGCAGTCGCAGCCTTGCAGATCGGCGATTATTGTTGCACCATCACACTTTTGCCAAACTTCATCTAAAATCCAGATCTTCTCCGCATCTACCCACAAGTTTACATTCTTGGTCATCACATTGCGGACAGCTTCGGGGCGGTTCTTGGCATCTTTGATTTCGCCTGCGAGGTAATCGACCGATAGCGATACCCCAAGATTGGGGTTAGATTTAATCCACATCTTTGGGTTGTCCCACTCCTCGTTGGAGTCGAGGGTGTAGATCATTCCGAACAAGGTATCGTCTTGATTGACTCCACGTAGCACCTTAATCACATTATCCCGATAGGCATAACACGCTCCGGCTTTGTTGAAGCCTGCAGTGGTAATAATGAACATCAACGGTTGCCGTCTGGCCCCAAATGCCGATTTGATCACATCGAACATTCCGCTATCCTTGTGGGCGTGGAATTCATCAATGATTCCGCAACTTGGGTTTAGACCATCGTGCGTTCCATAATCGGAAGACAACGGTTTGAACTGACCACCTTTGAGTTCGTAGACAATCGAATTGCGGTATGGGGTGATATAGTTCTTCAGATCAGTGGCTTTCACTATCTCCACCGCATCGGCAAAGCATATCTTCGCCTGATCTTTCACCGTTGCTGCCGAGTAGACTTCGGGGCGAGACTCACCATCGGCAAAGAGCATATAGAGTCCAATGCCTGCGCTCAATGCCGTTTTGCCGTTCTTTCGGGCAATCTCGATATAAACATATCGAAAGCGGCGAGTACCGTCAGCTAATTTCCAACCGAAGATGTTCCACACCACAAACTGTTGCCAAGGTTCGAGGATAAACTTCCGACCTGCCCATTCGCCTTTGGTGTGCTTGAGTGATTCGATAAACTTAATTGCTCGTGCCGCAGCTTTGCGATCAAAGTACCATCCCTTCTCCAAAACTACCTCGAAGTCGGCATAGTATCGTTTGACTGCCAACTGCACTAACTCGCAAGTGAGTATCTCTCCACTCAAAACCTGCTCGGCATATAGCTCTGCTGTATGTTTTTTCTGTGTTCCCAATTATTTCACCTCCTCAAACTCTGCAAAATCATCTTTCGGAGTATCGGCATTCAAAAGTCCCGACACCCGACTGCGACTCGCAGGAGTAAATCCAAACTCCACCGCAATCGCTTTGGCATTGGCAAGTGCCGACTCCGCCACCTTGCGTTTGGGGTTGATAATCGTGGTTGTACCGTTCTTAGTCTCGACCTCGATGGTTGTTCCCTCTTTCTCCACCTCGTGCATCATATCGTGGTAGAGTCCCATCTCCCGTGAGTAGGCAACCACTAAGTCCAGACCTACAAGTTCCAACAGGTTCTTGTGGATCAACTCCGTGCCGACCAACTCAAATATCTTTTTCGCCGTACCCTTGAGTCCGCTGCGAGGCAAAGCAGTGATACCGTTTACTTCGGTCTGCTCGGTCATCCTACAAGGCTGATCCGTGCCTCTCAGGGCTTTCAACTCATTGGGTAGCTTTTTTCGTCCTTTGCTCATTTGTTCCTATTTTTCCAAAACTGCACGTGCGTGTAGAAGATTAAGGGTGCGATTACTTTTTGAAACCTCGGAAGGAATTTCGACCCCCTCCCGGTAGTTAATTCGACCGTTTTTCGATCCATTATCAAAGAGTTACGAGCGAGTTTCGGGGTGAATTCTCTTTCGCTAACTCTTTAACACTCAAATCTCGGATGGATTAATTAATCATGCTTTCATTCCTCTGTAATTCAAAGAGTTCACTTTTTCTTTGGTTTCGAGATTAACTCAGCTATAATCGCTCCCGGATTCTGTTCAATCAGTCTTCGCCGCTGTGCTTGTTCGATGTAAATCCTTGTGGTAGCCGTATTGGTATGACCCAACAAGTCCTTGATCATCTCGATGTCTAATCCCTGCTCAACCAATAGGCTACCGCAGGTGTGCCGTAGGGAGTGTGCCGTGATCTTTGGATCATCGATGCCGATTACCCGAAGCCGTTCCTTAATGATTTGAGAGATGGCCTGCTTGGATAGTCGGGTTGCCTTCTGTCCTTTGCGGTGGTTGAGCACCAACGGATCGTCCATGCTAAAGCTCCGGCAGGAGATATACTCCTCGAACAACTCTTCGATGATCTCCGGCACGGCGAGGATGTCGTTCTTATCCAATCTCCCTTTGCGTTGAATGTGTAACACCGTTCGTTCACCCATCTTTTCGAAGTCCCGGATATTGATCCGTTGCACCTCGCAGGTGCGTAGTCCATTGGTAAGCATCAAAGCTATGATCAGTTTGTCCCGCTTGCCGACTATGTTACTCGTGTCGATGGAGTCTATCAGTCGGTAGGCATCGGCAGAGGACAACGGGTTCTTGTAATGTTCCCGATGCTTAATGCTGGCGTGGATACCGGAGCCGATATTGTCGTAATAGTTCTGGCCCGCACAGTATCGGTAGAACAACTTTACCACCGTCACATAGCTGAAGTAGGTGAACTTACTCTTGCCTTGACCTTGCAGGTGGTGTTTGTACTGCAGGATATGTTCTCGGAGTGGAGTTCGGGGATCAATACCCTGTGCCGAAAGCCACCTAAACCACAACTCTATCTTACGACGATAGTCCTTCTGAGTCTCCAACGAGACATCGGTTTCAATGATCCACTCATCGACTATCTGATTCAATTTTAGTGTTGTTCTCATCGGGCATGGCTCTCCTTAGCCGATTTCTTGTTATGACAGGTGCTACATAGACTTTGCAGGTTGGTAATGTTGAGAGCCACTCCGCCTTGGTTGATCGGTACAATGTGGTCGGCAACTTTGGCGGGAGTATGGATGTCTTTCTTCAAACACTCCTCACAAAGCGGATCTTTCTCCAATTTCACCTTTCGTAGCTTACGCCAGGCAGTCGATTGATAGAACTTCGTGTTGCTATACTTGCGGCCCTCTTGAGCTTTACGCTCCGCCATCCACGGACGGTGACACGATTTCTTAATGTTTGGCATAGGTCAGAAGATTACATCGGTTCGTACAGGCAGGTCGTGGTCTTCTGTATCAAAACCAACAACCCGAAGAATTTTCGCATTAGGATAGCGTTTACGGAGGTTGGCGGCCACCACATCGTATTTGGCGAAGTCGGCGGTATAAGCCGAGTCGCCATACTGTTCCCGATTCCTGCGGAGCGATTCGATCTCGTACTCGTGCCACTTCTCAATCTCGCCATTGTGCGTGGAGTATTTCCGGCGGCCATCCTCCAACAGATGGATTACTCGTTGATATTTCATTGTGTACATTATTTTAGCGTAAACTTTCTCCCTTAAATTCGATAATACGACACAGATGTCCCAAACGGTCGAGAGTGCGTTCACCATAGCGTTCCAACAACTCTTTCTTTGTCAGATTGGTGGTGGCGAATATGGGACGGTGATATCTTTCGGCGGCATTCATAATCAGGTTAAAACCCTCGCTCTTTTCGCCGTAGTCATTCACCAGGCTCTCTACGCCCAATTCGTCAATGATTGGAAACGGTGTCTTGAGCAGATAGTCCAGATTGGTTTCGGGCCGTTGACCGTAGTAGTAGACCTGTGCCGATGGAGTCGGTTTGGTGAGTTCCTGACTGTGAACGACTCGAATCCATCTGTTTTTCAATCTCAGCAACACAGGTATTACACCCGAAATGATGATGCTTTTGCCTCTACCGCAGTCGCCCATCAGGAGTAGACCTTGGTCTTTGGTGTCGGTCATCCAGTCAATCACCTCATCGTATTCGGGCAGGTGTTGATAATTGTTGAACGTGGTATCCACCTCGCAAAAGATGGTGACGAACCCTCGACGGCACTGCTCGTGGTTGCCCCACGACATCGGGTTAGGTTCTCGGATGTCAAGGCGTTTCTCCTTGACCATCTGTGAGATAATTTGTGATAATGTTTGCATATGACTATTTTTTAGGTTTTCCGAATTTTTCAAGGATGCGATTCTTATACTCCTCCGTTTCGGGCTGTTTGATCTGCCCGATATGTTGTCCGGTGGCAGGTAGTGGCTGACCTCGTGGCGTGTATGCCTGCCGTTTGAGTTCGAACAGCCCCGCCCAGTTGTTGGCTATGCTCTGGTCTATGATCGCCGCTGCGGTTTTCGGATTGTTGCCCGACAGGTTGCGGAGCATCGTCAAACATTTGCGGATGCCTATTTCACTTCGATAGCTCTCCTTACGAAGCCGTTTGTACTCCAACCAGGTGTGCATCAGTTCGTGCCAAGGCGGTTCGATGGTTTGCAGGATAGCATCGGTGTCCAGTTGGGGTGCTTCTCTTTTGTCTTTCTTTTTGGCGCAACTTTTTCTTTCTTTTTTATCTTCGGGGGATAAACTCGGAGGAGCATCAGCTCCGACCTCCATCCTTTCAAAACTTTCTTTTTCTGATTTTTCTTTATTGCTTTCTGTATAGTTTAGTTTATATATGTTCTCACTTTGTGGCTCTATTTGGGACACAAAGTGTGATACTACGGATTCTTGTGTCTCACTTTGTGTGTCTGTATGGGATACAAAATGCGAAGCGAACAGTTGTTGTGTCTCACCCAAGGACACAAATACGGTCTCCAAAGAGTGAATCACATAAACACTGCTTGCCCTGCCTCCTCGAGATTGATAGTCAATTCTGCCTGCTTGTTTCAGTTTTTCCCGTTCCCGGTATATGGATGAACGAGGCATATTGGTGTTGGCTTCGAGTCTTGAAATCGGTATATTCAATTCTCGCTGCCATCCTGAACGATTAGCAATAAACATCAATCCGTGCCATAGTGCTATTGAGGCAGGCGTTAACGGATGCGTCTCAAGCCAATCGTAGAATAATTTTATCTCTGTCATATAGTTCATCGGATTTGAGAGAGTTGCGATGTGGCACGACCAATCAGATCGATGGCGGTATAACCGTACATCAACTCAACACGAGGCATTCTCTGACCATCACCACGCAGCAAGAGCATCCGGACGATTTCGTCTATGTGGTAGAAGACCGTTCCGTTTTCTAATTTGATCCGCTGAATATTGTAGCGATACGCCCACCGTTCGAGTGTACGGTCGGAAGTACGACAAATCAAGGTCACCAACTTTTTGGGAATAAGATCTCCGTAAGAGAGTATGCGCTTTTGCATCAGCGGAGACTCGACAGTTGAAAGTATCATTTCAACCTTATCCTCCTGAATCATATCTTTTGCAGCAATCATAACTTTGATGTTTTTGTTGCTACAAAGTTCCGAAGAAGGTGGGAGGTAAATGCAAGTAGTACCGGGGGTAGCACCTGTGATTTTGTTTGTAATCTATTGATTTACAGTGATGCTATTTTTGACTTTTTTCAACCACTGCTTTGGTCAGACGATTCAAAAAGTCGGTGCATTTGATTTTACGGGAGAGAACCTCCGTGCGGATATTGTAGGATTTTGAGAGATTGAGATTGAAGAGGTGTTCAAAAATTTCGACTAACGAAGAATAACTTATCTTCTTGCCGCTTGCATCAACAATGGCCTCCGTCTGATCCAGGGCCGTTAGCAATTCTATCAGATCCCGCTTAGTCAGTTTTTCCGACCAATGAAAATGAGATGCTTGACGGGAAGGTTGTTTAGGTGATTGAATCCGAGCCTCTTTGAGTAATTCTAATTCGGATTGAATAAAATGGATGCCAGCCGTTGTGTATGCAGAGTGATTGCCACCGGACTTCCGGGCCAAAAGCATGGAATGTATATAAGACAGAATCCGGTAATGCTGTTTGTAGCCCAGCGTACTATCGTCTACGATTGAGGCAACTACCAAGGTAAACTCATCGAAAGCATCGAGAATTTCACTATAACCTATATTTTGGTTCTCTCCGGACACAATGTACCTAAAGAACCGTGTATGCCTCACTCTTTCCAT